TCACCAGATTGTAGAACTACTTTTGAACCACCATCTATAAGTTCTAAAGAACCTCCAGCTGGTATTGGTGCATCTTTTATCAAATAATAACTTGTGCTTGAGTTTTTAACAGTAGCATCAACAGTTACAGCTGAACCTGATTTATTAGCAAATCTCATACCAATAATTGCGTCATCACTATTAGCTGCTGCTCTTATTTCAGTAGCTGATGTGCCTATACTTGTTTTTAAAACTCTTTCAAAATCTTGTGCCATTATTTTTTCCTTTTATTATTATTTTTGCCTACAAGGCAATTGCCATAGCCACAGCAAAACCAGCACTAGCTGCACTAGAGTTTGCATCAACTAAAGTTACTATTCTTGATAAAGCTGCTTTTCGGTTAGTACCACCAGCTCCATCATCTACTATTATTAAATCAGATGTAGTTAAATCTGCCCCAATATCTGTGCCACCATCAATATCAATAGCAGCTACTGGCAAAGTTCCTGTATCACCAGTTCCAATTAAAGTTCCTGTTGCAGTAGGTAAAGTTAATACTGCACTACTAGATGCTGAGTGTGGAGCTGCTTGTAAAGTTTGTGCATGAGCATTTGATGACTCACAATAAAATTTTACTTTTGCAACATTACCAGTACCAGTTCTAATATCTATTAATCCATCAGATACTGTAACTCCACCAGAACTACCATTACCATCTAATAAAACTTTACCAGAACCATTAGGTAATACAGATATATTGCCATTAGATACTGATACTACTTCTGATATTACTGGAGAAGTTAAAGTTTTATTTGTTAGTGTTTGAACACCATTTAAAGTTACATCACCAACATTTGATGGTGTTACAACTGTAAAAACAATATTAACAGAGCCAATAGAACCTGAATTATCAGTAGTACATAAAAATATTTTATCTGCATTAGTTGAACCCTCTTGAACAATAACTAATTGTCCAGCAAGTTCTGCAACAGTATTGTAATCTGTATTTCTTGAAGCAGCACCACTAGCCACCACATCATAGATACCATTTTCTGTAGCATCTGTTTGATCTTTTACTAAAACTTTATTGCCTGTAGCAAGTGTAATACCATCTAGGGTATCACCATTTTCTAAAGCATTTGTTAAATTAATATTTCCTGTTGTTGCTACTCTTGTAATAATTCTTGTTTTTAATCCTGTAACTAAATTATCTACATAATTTTTTGTTGCAGCATCTGAACTAGCAGATGGAGAACCAAGTCCTGTGATCGTACCACCAGATATGGCTACACTATTTGCAGCTTGTGTTGATATAGTTCCTAATCCTAAAGAAGCTCTAGCAGTTGATCCTGTTTCTGCAACCCATGTAGAGCCACTTCCAACAATAAAATTACTATCAGTTGTTGCAAGATTACCAATAGCAGTAAGATTTGCGTTTGATGCACCTTTAGCATCTATTTGATCTTGAATATTTGAGCTTACACCATTTAGATAACCAAACTCTGTATTAGAGATTGTGCCATCATGTATTTTAGTTGCATCAATTGCAGCAGAAGCATTTACATCTGCATTAACAATTGCACCATCTGTTATTTTAGCAGAAGTGATTTGTGAATCTGCGATCTTAGCAGTTGTAATTTGTGAATCTGCTATATGTGCAGTATCAATACTTCCATCAACATAATGCTCTGAGTTAATACTATCATCAGCTATCTTTGTGCCATCTATTGCATCAGCAGCAATTTTATCTGATGTAACATTTGCGTCTGTAATTTTAGCTGTTGTAATTTGTGCGTCAGCAATATGAGCTGTGTCTATTGAACCATCTACATAATGCTCAGAGTTTATACTGTCATCTGCAATCTTAGTTCCATTTACAGAATCTGCTGCAAGTTTAGCAAGTGTAACTGATCCATCTGCAAGAGTTGCTGTTACAACTATGCCCTCTGGTATAGATGAGTTTGTTTTTGATAAAGCACCAACATAAACATTTGTAATTGCTTCACTAGATAAATTTCCACTATCCCATGTAACATTTACTGTTGTGTTTGTAGAAAATGATGAGCTTGAGATCGTTCCAAAAATTGTACCAGGTGTTGAAGCTGTTAATTTAATTCTTCTTCCAGCATGATAAACAGAAGTTACATCAGCACCAGCTATGGTAAAAGAAGTAGCTGAAGCATAAGCAGCAGTAAATGCACCACTACCATCACCATATTCTATCCACTCAGCTGAATTAAACCAATCTCTAGTATTCTTCATTAATGCTCTAATAGCATTATTTAGATTACTTGGTAGCATACCCTCATTTACATCAATTCCATTTAATGTAGTGTTGCTTGATTGAGTTGTTGAATAATCTTTAATGTTTGTTGTCATGTTGCTCCTAATTCATAAACCAACTAAAAGCCTTATCGCTTTCAGTATTGTTTTTATTAATTAATGTATTTACAGCTTCTTCCACTTGTCTTTGAAAAAACTCTTGTGTTTCAATTGAATATCTAATGTTATCTATATCAATCTTATCACTCATTATCTTGATCCACCTTGACTTGCAGTTAAGTCTATTCCTTGTGCATTAGTCCAAATAGTTTCTGCTGGTATTTTTACATTAGCTCTAAAATATCTACCACTTTGTCTTACAGGATTTATGCCTGTGTCATTCATTGAACTGGATGTAGAGGTAGTAACAGTATCTGCTAATTTATCTCTAGTCTTAATAGTTACATTTGCACTTGCATCTACAATTGGTCTAATGCTAGTTACATTTGCTCTAAGACCTGGAAACAGCTCTTGTTCTTTTGTTTCAAGTTCAGCTTCTAAAGTTTTTCCAGAAAATATTGCTGCTTTAAAATTTTCATCTATTGCACCAAGATATAAATGTCCTGTTGTCCAAAATGCTGTATCAAGTGAAATATTAATATCGTCTAAGTTCTCAGAAATAATATCCATTAACTCAACTGTGTTTGCTACTACGAATTGTTTAAAGATTTGTGATGCTTTAACTTTAGCAACTGACCACTTTTGAGTTACATAGTTGTATATCAGTAGTTTATCACAAACTCCAGTAGTGTTTGGATTATCTTTACTTGGATATAACCAAATCGCTAAAGTATTAAATGGATCAACTGCTGCTGTAATTCTATCTGTGTATGCTTTGTTTAAATCACCATCAAAAAATCTATTTACTTTTTCAGCTCCTATCGGCAATACTTGGTCGCCATTGATTTGAAAAAATCCATCTGATGAATAAAAGAAAACTTGTCTGTTGTCCTGGCAAACTGTTTGTCCATAAACAGCTCCTCTATTTGGCGATATAACTGAAAATCTAAAAACAACATTTCCACCTACAAAGTCCATTCTTATAATCTGATCTTCTCTAAAAACATAACCAACCTCACCAGAAGTTATGGCAACAACTTGACCACCAGAACCTGGTAAATCTTGTGTATCTGATGAGCTAACACCAGCTTCCCAAGTTGAAATATCGTTAATTCCTGACCATGCAACTCTGTTTTTTGCATTTTCAATATTACCAGTAACTAAAAAATCCCTGATAACACCTGAAACTTTAAACTTAGCTGGTACTGTTCCTGAACCACTAGATGTTGCTAGGGATTGTAGTGTTGCAAAGTTAGTTGAAGTACCCATTAAATAATACATGGGAGGATTAACTCCATTACTTGCAACTACATATTGACCAAACTGTGTAAAGGTAAAAAAATCTGTATCACCACCTGATATTGTTAAACTTCCTTTTACACTTGCAAAAGTACCAGATGTTAATTTGTAAATATTGTCTTTCGTTCCAACAAAAGTAAATACTGTGTTTGTATTATCTCTAAAACTACCAGCACCTTTAGCATTTTGTGTAACATTAGATGTACCACTATAAGCAACTAAACCTTTAACTGGTTTGTAACTTGATTGTGCATGATACACATTCGTTGCTACAGTTGCACCAGGATTTAAATGATCTGGTTGGTCTGGCAACCATTCACCAAAAGGTATTTGCATAATTTTTTCCTATTATAAAGTTGAAACAAATGGAGATGCTACTGTGCTATCACCTCTAACTTGTAAAGGAGCTCCATTGTATTCATCTTCTCTATCGTTTAATTCTAATCTTTCCATAGCTGTTGCATACATAGATTGCCATGTTTGAACTTGCTGAGGATTAATGCCACCTAAAAAGTTAGCTGCATGAAATAAAGATCCATATAAATAAATTGCTGGATGTGATGTTAAAATATAATTTGTTGTATTTGTATCTGATAAAGCACCAAACTTTTTATAATAATTTATTTTAGCTGTGTAAGTGCCATCAGGTACTGGAGAAAATCTAAATGTATCTCCTAAAATTGTAAATGTAGTTGGCTTTCCAGTAGTTGATGTTCCTGTAGTTGCATCCATTTGTGATGGTGTTGTATATGTTAGTGGAGTTTTAGTTTGACCACTCAAAAGATAAAAATCTCTTATTTGTAAAAAATCTGTAGGTAAAGATTCTGTTTCACTATCTATTGTTAAATCAGCTTGAGCAACCATAGCTCTAACTCTTAATTTAGAGTTAAAATCAGCTTCTGCTAATTTAATAAAGTCATCAGCTATCTCAGT